TTTTGGAGATAGAGTTGCAGAACTTGCTCCACAACAAAGTCCATTCTTTGTTTATCTAAATAAAGTTGCTAAAAAAGCTACCAATGACCCTGTTTTTAAATTTTTAGAGCAGCGTCATCAATGGCAGAGACGTAATTTTGAAATCACTCAAGCGGCATTAACGATAACAGATGCAGAAGCGCATGATGGTGCAGTTGATGCTGGTGAGGATTTAATTGTAACAGCTAAATATGATAAGTATGGTAAAATAAGCAGTGGTTCACATTGTCCTTTTATTGTACCTGGTTGTATACTAGCTGTAAAAGCTGATGACGGTAATGTTTACCGTTTTAAAGTAGAAGAAGATACTGTAGTAAATACTACAGCTAGTACTGTCCATGATGGTACTGATATTGCTCATAAAACTTCAACTGGTAATACTGAAATATCTGGTGAAAAACTTACTGCGGTAGGTACTACAATTCCAGATGGCACAGTTTTTTCAATTGGTAATAAAGGGCAAGTAATTGGTTCAGCATGGGCTGAGGGTACTGACTCTCCACTTGGTTGGGAAGACAGCATGTATGATAGAGAAGGTTATACTCAAATCTTTAAAACAGGTATGAATATTTTCTCTGGTACAGCTCTTGCTACTGAGTATAGAGGTATTAAAAATGAGTTCCAAAGAATCTGGACAGATAAACTTATGGAACACAAAATGGATATAGAACAAGCTATGTTATTTGGTGATGGTATAACTGTTGCGGCTGCAGAAGCTTCTGGCGGTGGTGCTCCAACTAGATATTCTCATGGTATTGTTCCTTATACATCAGCTAATGGTAAAGTATATAATATGAGTTATGCTTCATCTGGTTATGATGCTTTCTTAGATGCAATGGAAGATTTCTTTGCTCCTGAAAGTGGAAACAGTGGAAATAAACTTGTATTAGCTTCAAGAAAAGTAATTACTTATTTGAATAAAATGGGTAATGGCTCTTTTATGAATAATACTGTAGGTTCATCTCAATATAGATTAGATGTAGAATCTATTCCTGGCTCTTTTGGGCACACAGTTACAAAAGTAAATACTATTTTTGGTAGTTTACATTTTGTTGCTGAGCCTTTATTAAGAGGACCATGGGAAGATTACTGTGTTGCAGTTGACCTTAAGAATGTAGCTTATAGACCACTTGTGGGTAATGGTATGAGTCGAGATACCTTCATAGAAACTAACGTTCAAGACAATGGTGTTGATGGCAGACAAGATATGATTCTGACTGAAGCTGGGCTTGAAATTAGTTTACCAGAAACTCACGCAATTCTTAAGTTTTCTTAAGTAGGAGGTAGATTATGGCACAAACAAGCTTTACAAATCAAACTGTTACTGACGGAACTCATCATATTTCTGATACTAGTGTTTACGGAACTTGGGAAAAATCTATATCAGATGGAGGCATAGCTACTTTATTATCAGCTACTGTTGACCCTACTGATACTGATGCTGCTTTACTTAGCCCTGGAATACCAGGTGTTATGGCTCAAAATCGTAAACTAAGAGTTGGTTTTAATACTACAACAGCAGGTGCTAATGTAACTTCTGATTTTGGAGTTCAAGGTTCTTACAATGGTAAGGACTGGGTTTTAATTTCAGAATTATCTGCTGATGTTACTCCTGATGTAACTGGTATTCAAGAGTTTGAACTTGATTTAAGTGACAAGTACTATCCTTGGATTAGGTTAATATGGAATGACGGAACAGATAATAATGCTGCTTGGCAAGGGTACTTTTTTGTATCTGGTCTTCTTTCTGATGGAGTTAATCTTCCATTAGGAGAAAGTGCTGTCGGTGGTGTAGGACCTGACCCATCATAGTGGTTAAGTAATTAACAAATTATAAGGGGTCTTCGGGCCCCTTATAAGGAGAAATATGACAAAGAAAGTATATAGTAATAGTGTAGGAAATAAATATAATTCTAGTGTTAAACCAAGTACTAGAAGAAAGCATAATGGAAAAACCAAAAAAAAGAAATAGAAATGGTAAAGGAAGTGCTTACAGAGTTCCTGTAGGCGATAAACAGTACAAATATAATTATGATAGAATATTTAAAAAGAAAGATAAGTAATGGCAGATTTAACTTCTAATAAAGGCTATACAAATCCAGGCTCAATTCTTGGAGAGTCTCCTATAATAGATGATATAGGTACTTCAGTCATTAACTTTGGAGGAAAGTCTCCAATAGAATTTATTCAGTTTATAATAGGCGATGAAGTATTTGGTTTATTTGGAGATAAAATGCTAAACGAAGCATTTGAAACTGCTTTTACAGAAATATCAGATTTAATTAAAAGTGATGTTATATTAGAAAACTTAACTAAATCAGATGGGAGATGGGTTACTAATATTCAAGCAACTTATGGAGCAGCAGGGTTTTTTGATACCTATCCAAAAAGAATTATAAAAGTAGTTAGATTAAATAGCACTGATGAAGATAGTGATGGTTCTGAGCAAAATTATTATACTGCAAGAAAAATTATAAATTTAGATGACCAAGCTACAAACTCTCATAGTATTTATTATGAAAACGACCCTTTTAATCCAGCTTGGTGTGTAACATCTAATGGCGGTATAGATATTATACCTAAAAACTCTAGTGTAGTTCCTTCAGGAAAAATTTATTATATGACTTATCCTAAATTTGGAGTTGGTACTGAAATAGATTCAAATCAAACTCATAATTTAGGAGATAACTCTGGATTGCAAAATTTTTCTCTAGTATCTTCTCAAGATGAAGATGAAATTTTTATTGGAGTCCCTTTAGACGCTAGAAAGGCTATTTATTACTCAATGGCTTTAAATTTAGTTCATGGGTATTTAAATAATTATGTTCAAGAAGACGAAGATTTAGAACTTGTAAATTTATTA